CAGCAGGAGCAGCTTTTTCGTCTTCTTCTTCTTCTTCTTCTTCTTCTTCCTCTTTTTCTTCCTCTTCTTCTTTTGCTTCTTCTTCTTCTTCTTCCTCTTCCTCTTCTTCTGCTTCTTCTTCCTCTTCATCGGATGAAGGGAAGAGGTCTTTGGGGAAAGAAGAAAAATGCAAGAACCAACAAAAGGGAAAGAGGAAGAGGAGGAAGATGCGGGGTTACGCTGACGATGGGTTTGTAGTTCCGGTTTCTGAGGATGAATGTTAAAAATTGCAAACTATCCTAGCAAATAAGAAAAATGCTTCTTCCGTTTCCCTTTAATATTCCTCTATTCATTGTCTTTACGTTTCTAAAGTACTTTTTGAACTTTGTGAGTTATCTGATTGGAAATTCTCCGCTCCAGCAAGTTATAGGACTCCCTGCAACTATTATCGGCACACTTTCTGCTGACGAAAAATAGGTGTTCAAATGCATTAAAGTTTTCTCTTTTCCGTTATTTATGTATCGGAAAACAAAATGAAACAACTTTGCATTCCTCGGATCATTTTTCAAACATGGAAAACTCATTCAGTCCCCGAAAAGTGGAAAACTTCCCCAGAGTCCATAAAGACCTTCATGCCATCATGGAAGCACGTCTTATTTGATGACAATGAAAATAGAGCCTTTGTCGAAAAACATTTTCCGGAATACATTGACTTTTATACAAAACTTAAGTTTCCAATTCAAAGGGCTGATTTTATTCGCTACTGCTTTCTGTACGTAAATGGCGGAGTGTATTCCGATCTCGACATTGAGTTTATCGCTCCAATCGACGACCTTTTTACAAAATCAATGTCGTCTTATAGAGAAGGACAAGAAGAAGATGAAACAGAACTTGAAGCAAAAGTATACTTACTAAAAGCTCCTCAAAACTTTGCGGGACACTTCACAAACTTTTTCATGGCGTCGACAGCCAGAAATCCGTTTTGGCTTATTGTTTTACGAGAATGCATAGAAAAGCTACCACCCTGGGTCATTCTTCCTCACAATATAATAAGCGAGCAAACAGGACTTGCATGCATTTCGAGGGCAGTTAAAAAGGCAAAAAGTGAAAACCAAATGACGATTGAGATACTTCCATTTGAAAATCTGGTTCCATGCGATGTTTGTTCGACAGCATCTGAATACGAGAGACGGCCGTATTACTATACAAAGTTTTTGAAGGGAGGAAGCTGGAATGGTCTAGACACACTTGTATTCAATTCCGTTCTTTGCAATCGACTGGAAGTCATGTTTTTTATTGGTTTTGTGATTTCATGTGTGGTCTTAAGGTTTTTTTTACAAAAATGACAAAATGCGTTCATTTTATAATTTTTTAATGGGTCAATTCCTTAAATGTGTGAAAACAAGTCAAACAATAAAAAACAACAAAACTTGACTTTTTATCTAGACCTTACCCACTTCATCCCAAACTATCCAGATGGACTCTACCACTTTCTCTACCTCATCTAAGGAGGCGCAGGTCCTCGAATATGCAATCAGCGGACTTTATGGCGACCTTCTTGCGAAGCAGTATGGCGATGATCTCGTCAAGGACGTCACCCAGGCGCGCGATGCCATCCGTGACCTCGTGGCCAAGAGCGTCGAGAGCCGCGAGCAGGCAGTGTACCTGTCCAAGAAGTTTTTTGGTGAGAATGCGCTTACCGTCATGACCCTATTTCAGCAGCGGCTTGCCGAGGCCAACAAGGTGCCAAAGAAATCCAAGCGGTCTTCGTCTTCTGCTGCTTCTGCTGCTGCAGCCAAGAAGGATTCCAAGGTGGTCAAGCTTGAGGCTGGCGAATCGAACGTGGTTGAAATGGTTGTCGATGAAAGCAAGTCAAAGAAGTCCAAGACGTCCGAGAAGGATAAGTCTCCTTTGACCGACCCGAAGCCAGCGACTCCTCCCTCTTCTTCTTCTTCTTCTTCTTCGTCTTCTTCTTCGTCTTCCTCTGCGCAAGAGGTTCCGCAGGAGTCCAGGGTCGATATGAAGAAGATGAAGTCATCGGCGGGAGTCGGCAAGAAGCGCAAGGTTGGAGGAGATAGTGAGTCGGAGGCTTCTTAATAAAAAAAAAGGTTTGAAAAAAAAACAAATTAATTATCACTTCCTATATCACACACTGTAGTAAAAGAAAAAAGAAACTTCTCCTCCTCCTTTATATAAAATATAATAAATGTCCGACATGGTCGAACTTGAAGGAGGTTTAAAGAGATGCAAAAAATATCAAAAGCGTAGCAAGGCTACAGGCCACTGCAGAAATCGCAGCGGAAGCCGTAGCCGTAGCCATAGCCCCTGGAAGCGTAGCGCGTCTGGAAGACTGACTCGCATGCGTGGAGGAGACGTTGATTTTGAAGGGGGCGAAGTCGAAGTAGTCGAAGGCGGCGCCAAGACGCCTTGCAAAAAGTACCAGAAGCGCAGCAAGTCAACGGGTCGCTGCAAGAACGTTTTGGCTCGCATGAGCCCTAAAATGCGCAAGTCAAAGTCTCGGAAAATCCATGGTGGCGAGGTCATCGAGGGTGGCGAGGTCGAAGTAGTCGAAGGCGGTGCCAAGAAGCCGTGCAAGAAGTACCAGAAGCGCAGCAAGTCCACTGGTCATTGCAAGAACGTTCTGGCCCGCATGAGCCCTACAATGCGCAAGTCTAAGAGCAAGAGCCGCTCTCGGAAAATGCATGGCGGAGAGGTCGAAATAATCGAAGGAGGCGAAGTCGAAGTCGTAGAAGGAGGCGCCAAGTGCAAGCGCGGCAAGACGCGCAGAGGCACGGGGGTGTGCCACAAGCCCAAGTCGCGCTCTCGCTCCCGTTCGCGCCGCATGTAAGATTACTGGTTGTTTTATTATAGATTATAGTTGTGAAAACGTAAATTTTTATATTCCTTCCCCTTCCCTTTTTCCTTTTTCTCACACTCTTTACAAATAAAAAACAAAAGTAAAAATGATTGACCAAAAGCAGTTCGAATGCAGCGTTCAATTAGTTGGACTTTTAGCAGGAGTAAGAAATGCTTATTTTTTGCAAGAAAGCGATATTAAACGTGGCGACTTTGATATGGTGCGTCGTTTAAAAACGAACGGCGATAAGCGCAAAGAATTAATTTCATTTATTGAAACTTACGCACCACAACTAACTTCGGTTGAAAGCAAAATTGATTCTATCAAGTACTATTTTGGTTATAGCTCAAGTGAAGACGTATTAACTAGTGTCGTAGTAAGTACTCTAGACATTTCAGATGAAACTGACATGAATGATGATTGGCTAAAGGAAAATCTCAGCCTCTGTGGAACGTACAATCCAAGTGACCGGTCAAATGACATGTACACTGTAAATATAGTTGCGCAAATGTATGGATTGAAAGCTACTTTAATTACATATGTATATCCTGTCTTTGAAGACGAAACGTGCGGACCACACACCGAAACATTGCTTGCAAAATTTCGAGTCTGCATGCCTGGTCTTCGCTTTTTTGCTCGTAAAACTTTACAACATTCTGAGAATTCAATAATCAAAGCACTATTTGATACGAGTATTGACCTTAGGACTCTTCCAGATTCTGAATATAAAGAAATTGTGGATACTGCAATAAATTTAGGTTATAATATAGGCCTTATGAATATAGATAACAAGACTTTAACAAAAGATAAAATGACTCCAGAAAAACGAGGAATGTTAATGTACATTGCTCTTCAGTACAAGAATGATCCAATGTCTCCTAAAATATATCAAAATATGTTAGAAGAGGATAAGATTGAATACGAGAGTCGTCAAAATGTTTTATCAGATACAGTAAATGAATATTTTGAAAATGAGAATGGTCCTTCTTTACGAGGAGGCGGTTTAAGAAAAGAAAGAAAATCCCGCTCTCGCTCTCGTCTTCTTCGTCGTAAAAATAGATTCTTTAAAGGCGGTTGGAAATCCGTACCCAAATCAAATCCCCAGCTTTGGCAAAAAGTTCTTAGTTCCGTCAAGAGAGAGCCTGGACCTTATGCTGCGTGGAAAGCTATAAAGGCTGATAAAATTTATAAGAAGAAGGGTGGTAAATTTTTAAAATCAAGAGAGAAAAAATCAAGATCAAGTCGTCGTAAGTAGTAAAAACAAACAACCACCAAAGAAAAAATGTCTAGACTAGTTCGTATATTTGGAGGTGGAAAAAAACTAATTGAAATTTCAGGCTTGCATGGTATTTGGGTGGGATCTGATCATTTGAATCAATCAGTTATAACATTATATTATCTTAATCATAAGACAGAGAAAATTACGTATCAGTATGGCGAATGGGAAGAATGCAATAAGGACGCGAAAATTTTAGAGGAAGCAAAAAAACAATGTTTAAAGTAATTTTATTTATTTGAATTCCTTCAAAATATCATCCCACAACCCCTCCGTCGCATCCTCCCAGGTTTTCAAAATTTTCTTCACAAGTCTCGCTCTACTCTTCCACTCGTCCAAATTCAAGACACATTTTTCGAAAGAATCCGCAACGTCGTTTACATCAAATACGGGGTATTCGAATCCGAAGGCACATTGGCCCACATCAAAGTATCCATGGCCTGATTTCTTTACGATTAAGCCAAGAGGCGAGTCCTGTCCAAGCGGACCGGACAAGTATTCCGAATAGCAACCAACGTCAGTGACAATTTGGGCTGCGCCGTTTGCCACCATGTGCTCAAACGTGCATAAACCAAATCCTTCTCCATTGCTGGTATTCACACCAATATCGCATAAATTATACAGTTCATTCATACCTTCATCGTTAATAATATTGACGTTTGTGTCAATTAGAATAAGTTTCTTTTTCCAAATTTCTTCATTCAAGTTAAAGCTTAATTTCTTCAACTCTTCCATATACATTCTCGGAATATCGTAAAAAGAAGGATTTCCGGGTTTACCAGTAACTCCACCAGTCGCGAAGACGAAATAGACATCTGGAACATTAAAGTTACTGTCCTTTTCCTTAGAGTCTCTAAAGCGGCCAAGAAGTCTTGCAAAGGCCATGACCGAAGTATCCAAACGTTTTCTCCCGGAGTTTCGGTTACAGTTCAAAAACACAATTCCATCGTTCGGAACTCCTAACAAGGTTCTATTAATAAACTTTGTCTCCTTTGGCGAAAAGTAAACTGCTTCGTCAACCGCATGTTCTTGAACACGAATTTCTGGCAATTTACCATACATCGCGTCCTCATACATTTTCATGTGCTTTTTCGCGGTTTCTGAAAACACGTAAATGCGATCTGTTATCTCAAAAACTTTTTTGAGTAAAGCTGGATGCATTCCCGTGTACATTACGTCCAAGTAAAGCCACAGTTTAAAATTTGGTTTAAGAGTTACATTATATGACGATAAATCTTGAGTTTTTTGTGTAGGATCCGTCATCATGGAGTCAAGAAATTTTGAAATCGTTAAAATATCATTGTAAATCATGACCACGTCCGGTCGAACCATGTCCAGATACTCCTTAAATTTATTGTAGCCGAATCCTTCTTCTTTCGGATCCTCGTTAATTGCAGCATCGTAACTGTTTACTCCAGTTGGAACTTTTTTTAAATTTGCGCGCGCAGCGTGTCTTTGAAAGCCAAAATGAAAAATCTGAACATCTTTATCTTTGTTTAATTTAGATTTTTTAGACAATTGTTTTAGCAAATTTCCTGCGATCTTGCTATACCCAATGGTTTGATCCGTGTGAGTCGATACAAGACAAAATCTCATTTGTTTGATTTGCTTATGGTATAAGAGGATTAGGAGTATTATAACTGGATTTTTCAACTTAATATTTACATGCGGTGACGCCGAGGACTCGCCTTCTTGCTTTTGCTGCTTTTGCTCTTTTGTGTTATCTTCTTTTTACCACCGCTTCTTCTACTTCTGCTTTTACTTCTAGTTCCTTTTCTTCCATGTTTCATTTTAGGTGACGACGCTCTTCTCTTTCTTGACCTTGCGCCTCCTGACATACCGAATTGGTTTTGTAAAGGTATAAAGACTGGGGCTTCTACAATTGTTGACTGACCACCAACAAGAGACGAATCAAGAGCCGGTGTCTCTCCACCAACAAGGGCCGATGTCTCGCCACCACCAACAAGAGCAGAATCTCCACCAAGAGCTTGCTCTCCACCTTGAAGGGCCTCGTTACTTTGAACAGGACTTTCAATTGTGCTGGAAACTGCGACTTCACCTCCTGCAAGCACAGAACCAGCAGCTCCGGCAGTATTTCCAATAAGGGCGAATGGAGCGGCTACTAATTGCAACGTTCTTTGAACAATTTGGGAGAGGCCCGACGCCACCCCCCCTAATGCTCCGAGAGCGCTCGAAGCAGGAGCGAGAATGCTTCCCATTTTGTTTTCTTTCTCTTTTTTTTTTAAAAAAAAAAGTTTGTTTTTTTTTATTTGCAATTCATATATTACCAAAAATCAAAAACTGCTATTTTTTTTATTCTTGATTTGAAGACCACTTTAAAGACAATGGAAGTCT